GACCACAAATAACTGGTATCAAATGCGTAGGCACAAAAAAAGAGAGAGCGCTGTGCGCCCTCTCTTGCTGATTGATTAACGTGCGTATCGTATCGCTAGGCGTTGACCGAAGATGTTATATATAACACCGAAGATGTTACGCTTAGGGTATGAGTGTAAGTACTCATAAGCCTCACGCTTAGAGTATGCGACATGAGTGAACACTTGATCTTCCCACTGAACTGTTACCTTGTACATGATGTACCTTTCATAATCTGCATTGCACTATTGCTTTGCATTAAGTGTATTTTACCCCATATGTGGGGCATATGTCCAGTTTGGGGTACAGGGCGCGCCCCCTACCCCCCCTTTTTCTAAATGAGCCTCTCCGCCGACCATCCCACCAAGACATACACAAATGACACTTCATTTTTCAAAACCCACCCCCTTATATGTCAAGTTACATCGGGTTCAATTTAAATATATAAAAAATTTTCCATAACTCGCCCTGCCAAAAAAGGACCCTAATAAATCGTGGCAGATCGCAGTTCGTCCAGTTTTAATATATAATGCGACAAACTACTAAGCCCTCCGCGAGGAGACTAAATATAAAGGTAGACATGGATGAGATGATTCCGCCAATCGAGGAGAACATACCGTTGCCAAGCAGCGCAGCGGAAGCCTTCCCTGAATTATCTCCTGCACAAGAATTAGAGATGCGAGCTAACGTTATTAAGCTCATGTCTGATTTGACTGGCAATCCTCTTATACCAAGTTCAGGCGATGTAGATACCGCCAAGCAAATAGCAAAACAGATGATGGAAGATCCTCATCATCGACCAGACTTCTCCAAGTACGGAAACGAAACACTTGCATTCCTTGCAGGCATGGTTGCGCAAACTAATGTTGCAATCGTAGATGACCTCGCAGATTTAAAAATGTATGTGGTCAACAAACTTATCATGGAAGTAGAAAATGCACGGGACTCAAAGATCCGCGTAGCTGCTCTATCTAAACTGGGTGAGATTGATGGTGTCGATGCGTTTAAGAAACGCAGTGAGATGACTGTCAAACATCAAACGATGGAAGAAGTTGAAAAGGAACTTCTACAGACACTTGAGAGTATTGAGACAAAAGTTATTGATGTCGAAGCAAAGACTATAGTTAGCACTACGCGAGTAGACTCTACTAATGACAGCAATTAATATTACTCCAGAGCAGCTATTTAAAATTCGTCAAGCGTTGCCGACGATGCCTGACAAACAAAAAAGGAAAACGCTTGAGCTTCTACGACAATATCAAATACAAATTACTCAATCAGTTGGAAAAGATTCTTTTCTGGACTTTGTTAAGCATGTATATCCGGGTTACAAGGTTGGCCCTCACCATCTTAAGCTCGCTCAAATATTTGAAGACATCGCCGCAGGAAAAAGCAAGCGCGTTATCGTTAACATTGCGCCACGACATGGTAAGTCTGAACTTATTTCCTACCTCGCACCTGCTTGGTTCCTTGGAAAGTATCCGCAAAAAAAAGTTATTATGGCGTCTCACACTGCTGATCTTGCAGTTAATTTTGGTCGTCGAGTCCGTAATCTTGTGGGTTCGGATTCGTACAAGGATATTTTTCCGCAAATAGAATTACAAGCTGATAGTAAATCAGCGTCACGATGGGGGACAAATTTCAATGGTGAATACTTTGCTATCGGTGTTGGCGGTGCTTTGGCTGGTCGAGGCGCAGACCTTTTTATTATTGATGACCCACATTCGGAGCAAGAAGCCAAGACTGGAAAACCTGAAGTATTTCTTCCTGCTTGGGAGTGGTTTCAATCTGGTCCTTTGCAGCGTCTTATGCCTGGAGGTGCTATTGTGGTCGTCATGACCAGATGGTCTAAGCTTGATCTGACTGGTCAAATAGTTAGTCAGATGAATAAAGATGATGCGGTAGACAAGTGGGAAGTAGTTGAGTTCCCAGCCATTAAAGAAGATGGCGAGGCTTTATGGCCTGAGTTCTGGCCTGTAGAAGAGTTATATGCGAAGAAAGCTGCACTTGACATAAGGTACTGGAATGCACAGTATATGCAGAACCCCGTATCGGAAGAAGGAGCTTTGATCAAGCGTGAGTGGTGGAATATATGGGACAAAGAGCATCCACCGATGTGTGAGTTCACCATCATGAGTCTTGACGCGGCGCAAGAATCAAACAACAGAGCAGACTATAACGCCCTCACAACTTGGGGTGTGTTCTTCAACGAAGAGACAAATAACTTCGCAATCATATTGCTTAATGCAATCAAGAAGCGGATGGAGTATCCAGAACTTAAAAAGCTGGTGTTAGAGGAATATAAAGAGTGGCAACCTGATGCGTTTATGGTGGAGAAGAAGTCCAACGGATCGGCTCTGTATCAGGAATTCAGGCGTATGGGCGTACCTGTTGGGGAGTTTACTCCAGGCAAAGGACAAGATAAAATTGCACGAGTTAATGCAGTATCAGATCTCTTTGCTTCCGGAATAGTGTGGGCACCAGACCGCAGGTGGGCAAGAGAAGTAATAGAAGAATGTAATGACTTCCCAAGCGGCGCAAACGACGACTTGGTGGACTCTACAACACTCGCGCTCCTCAGATTTAGGCAAGGTGGATTCCTTCGCCTACCCAACGATGAACCAGACGATACCTTCTTGCGGCAATATCGCAAGAGGCCAGCTTATTATTAAGGATAGATATGGATGAGTATCAAAGAGTATATCCAATCCATGGCGGATATTATCCACCTGGAACTGCGCCTGAGCTACATGCAGCGGCTTATAAATATGCAGCTAAAAAGGGATTAAAGCTTAAATCTCCTGAATACTATTTACCTGATACTAAAGAAATAACTAGGGACAATTACATACCAGCACGTCGTGTTTCACATAAAACCAAAGATGGTGTAGAGACACTAGATACGGGGTACGACAAAGAAACAATGGGTAAACTACTGGATGCTTATAAAGTAGCTAACAAACAATTCGGTGTGCCTATGTTGCACCCTGATCAGATAACGGCTATGGCACTAGAAGAAGGCCGTTCTAATTTTGGTTTTAATGATTTTAATGAAAACAATAAACATGCAGTGAATGTTTATAAAGCATTAGTCAAACAAGGTTTTGATCCATATGCAGCAGGTTTTCCTGCAGCTGTTTTAGATAAACAACAAGTCGCTGCTCGTTTAGATAAGCCTGTTTTTGAAGTTTGGAATGGTACGGGTGTGGCGGCAAGAAACTACAACCAAAGGGTCAACAACGCAATGGATGTAGTAGATCATCCAAGGAATCAAGAGCTTAGACAATTTATCCAAGACAAATTAGGATATGTACAACCTACTGCGCAAACAAACCCAGTACCACAGCCAGACATTCAACCCACACAACTACCACCCATGGATATGGCAGTACAAAATAAAATTGGCGGCATGATAGATAGGCCATTGCAAGGCAACCGTAAAACTATTTAAGGATATATATGTCAATAGATAAAGCACTATACCAAAACCCGCAAGGGTTAGATCAACTAGGGGACGGCGAAGAGCCTCTTGAAATTCATATTGAAGACCCAGAAGCAGTAGACATCGAAGGTCCTGGCTTTGCTATGCACATGGAGAAAGCCCATGATGAAGAAGGCTTTGACGACAACTTAGCAGAGTACATGGATGAGAATGCGTTACTTAAGATAGCTGCTGAACTCATTGCAGATTACGAAGCAGACGTTGGTTCACGTAAAGAGTGGATACAGACTTACACTGACGGATTAGAACTTCTTGGTCTAAAGATTGAAGAACGTATTGAGCCTTGGCCTGGTGCATGTGGTGTGTTCCACCCACTTCTTGCAGAAGCACTTGTAAAGTTCCAAGCTGAAACAATGATGGAGACATTCCCTGCAGCGGGGCCTGTTAAGACAGCAATCATCGGTAAAGAAACACCTGAGAAAAAAGAAGCAGCAGAACGTGTTCATGATGATATGAACTACGAGATTACTGAGGTAATGAAAGAATATAGACCTGAGCATGAGCGCATGTTGTGGGGCTTGGGACTATCAGGTAACGCGTTTAAGAAAGTGTACGAAGATCCTGATCTTGATAGACAGACATCTGTTTATGTGCCTGCAGAAGATGTAGTTGTACCGTACGGCGCGTCAGATTTAGAGTCAGCAGAACGTATTACGCACGTGATGAGGAAAACTGAGAATGAGATGAAGAGGCTCATTCACTCTGGTTTTTACAGAGATATTGATCTTGGCGAACCAAGTAATGTATTAGATGAAGTAGAGAAGAAAATTGCTGAGAAGTTAGGCTTTAGAGCCGAGACAGACAGCAGATACAAACTGCTGGAGATGCAGGTAGAGTGGGACTTAGAAGGGTTTGAGCACGTTGACGAAGACGGCGAGCCAACAGGTTTAGCATTGCCTTACATTATTACTATAGATAAAGGAACTGCCAATGTACTCGCAATCAGACGTAACTGGAAACAAGGCGATAAACTTCTTAAAAAACGTAGGCATTTTGTTCACTACCCTTATATTCCAGGGTTTGGTTTTTATGCTTTTGGACTCATACATCTTATTGGCGCTTTTGCTAAGTCTGGTACTAGCATTTTGCGCCAGCTTGTCGATGCTGGTACATTATCTAACCTCCCAGGCGGCTTCAAAACTAGAGGCTTGCGCACGAAAGGTGATGACACGCCAATAGCACCTGGAGAGTTCCGTGACGTAGATGTACCAAGCGGAAGTATGCGCGACAACATTATGCCGTTGCCATACAAAGAGCCATCACAAGTTCTATTTACGCTGTTCAATAGCATCATCGAAGAAGGAAGAAAATTCGCTGGCGCTGCTGATTTGCAAGTAAGCGATATGAGTGCAGCCTCTCCTGTAGGAACAACTCTGGCGATCCTCGAGAGAACACTTAAGGCGATGAGTGCTGTTCAGGCGCGCATACACTACGCGATGCGTCAAGAGTTTGAGTTACTCAAGGATATCATCGCTGAGAACTGTACAGATGAGTATGACTACGACCCAGACTCTGGCAACCGTCGTGCTAAGAGACAAGACTATGAGATGGTCAACATCATCCCAGTCAGTGATCCGAACGCGGCGACTATGGCTCAGAAGGTTGTCCAGTATCAAGCTGCACTACAACTTGCGCAGACAGCACCACAGATTTATGACCTTCCGCTATTACATCGTCAGATGTTGGAGGTGATTGGCATAAAGAATTACCAAAAGCTTGTGCCGATGGAAGACGATATTAAGCCGCGTGACCCTGTGTCTGAGAACCAGGACATCCTGCGTAACAAACCTGTGAAGGCGTTTAATTATCAAGACCATAAGGCTCACATTGCGGTACATATGTCAGCGATGCAAGACCCGCATATCCAGCAGATCATAGGCATGAACCCACAACTAGCACAACAGTTGACGGCGGCAATGTCTGCACATATTACTGAGCATCTAGGTATGGAGTATCGCAAAGAGCTTGAGCAACAAATGGGTCAAACGTTGCCTCCATATAACGAAGAGACAGACGAGAAAACAATGTCTCCAGAGATGGAAGTTAGAGTATCTCAGATGGCAGCTCAAGCAGCACAAAAACTGCTACAGCAACACCAGCAGGAGGCTCAGCAACAGCAGAACCAGCAACAAGCTCAAGACCCGCTTATTCAGTTGCAACAACAAGAGCTTCAGATTAAACAAAGTGATTTGCAACGTAAAGCTCAGAAAGATCAGTCTGATGCAGCGCTTAAAGCACGGCAGCTGCAGATCGAAGAAACAAGAATACAAGCGACTCAACATACAGACGGGGCCAAACTTGCAATTCAAGCGATGCAAGCAAAAGCCCAGAATGAACATCAGAAAGAGGTTGAAGGCTTTAAATCATCTATAGATATTCATAAACATATGTCTATGCTTGCTACACAGGCTGAAAATACACGAAATCAGACCCAAGCACAGATCCATAATGCCGAATTACAGGCTCAAACAGCCCGTTTTCAGGCAGAAAAACAAGCAGAAACAGCAAGATTACAAGCTGAAAAACAGGCTCAAACAGCCCAAAAACAGCCAAAAAAGGACAATAAATGAGCTATGAAACGTCAAAACTAGCCGATTTAGTCAGCCAAAAGGTTGATGAGAAGGTTAGACAACTTGAAGAAGCCCTTGGCAACAAATCTGCCAAGGACTATGCCGAATACTGTGCAATGTGTGGGGAAATTACAGGTCTGCTCACCGTGCGCAGATACATCACAGACCTGACAAAAAACTTAGAGGAATCAGATGACTGATACAAACGTGGTTGATTTAACCCAAGCTGTGGACTTATCCAACATATTGGATAAAACCCAGGAACAAAAGGCAACACAATTGCCTAGACCGTCAGGATGGAAAATACTTTGCGCTATTCCAGAGAAAGAAAGGGAATTTGAAAGCGGTATTGCTAAGTCCGATGAAACTATTAGAAATGAGGAGCTGTTAACCACAGTCTTGTTTGTAGTAGCTTTGGGGCCAGACTGCTATACCGATAAAACAAGATATCCATCAGGACCTTGGTGTAAGGTAGGCGACTTCATTCTTGTCAGACCAAACGCTGGCTCAAGAATGGTAATCCACGGAAGAGAATTCCGTATGATCAATGAAGATTCTGTCGAGGGTGTAGTTGAAGACCCACGCGGAATTTATCGTCCTTAAGGAGCGAACATGCAATCATTTAAATTTCCAGATGAAATTGACAATAAGGGTAAACCCCAAGAGGAAGAATTAGACATACAGATTGAGGATGATGAGCCAGTCGAAGTCAAAATTGTTGACGACACTCCACCCGAAGATCAGCATGTTGAACCTTTACCTGAAAAGATTAAAGAGGAATTAGAGCAAGCTGATGAAGCCGAAGACTATTCCCAAAACGTAAAGCAAAAGTTCAAGCAGTATAAAAAGGCTTGGCATGATGAGCGCAGGGCTAAAGAAGCTGCTTATCGTGAGCAGCAAGAAGCATTGGCAATGGCTCAGAGAGTTCTAGATGAGAACAAGCGCCTTAAAAATGTACTGCAAGAAGGCGAGAAAGAACTTTTGTCAACTTATAAAACTTCAGCGGAATCTGAAGTCGATCTTGCTAAGCGCAACTACAAAGAAGCGTATGATTCTGGCGACAGTGATAAGGTTTTAGAGGCTCAACAAGAGCTAATTAAAGCCCAATTGAAGCTAGATAAAGCAAAAAACTTTAAACCCTCTGTACAAGTTGAAGAAAATAGTGTACAAACGAGCTATGTACCACCTGCTGCACCACAGCAGATGGATCCAAAAGTTGCAAGCTGGGTGTCCAGAAACCCCTGGTTTACTGATCCAAAGAAGAAAAGTATGAGCAGCTATGCCCGTGGTGTTCACGAAGAACTAGCGGAAAAGTATGGTGGCGCTTTTATAGGTACTGATGAATACTTCACCAGTATCGACAAGGAAGTGAGACGTCGGTTCCCAGAAGAATTCGGCCTCAACGTCCAAATCGAGGAGGAAACTAAACCTACTCGAACAAAGTCAAGCACGGTAGTCGCTTCTGCTAAACGTACGACTGCACCTAAGCAGGTGACACTCACGAAAACACAGCAAGCCTTGGCTAAAAAGCTCGGACTAACCAATGAGCAATACGCTCGCGAACAAGTTAAATTGGGGTAATAACATGACTCAAACAGCAGAAAAAAGTAGATTAACGCGTGAAATGGAATCTAGGAATCTTACTGAGCGCCCTAAGCAGTGGCAGCAACCAGAATTACTCCCAGAACCTGATAAGGAGCCAGGATACGCGTACAGATGGATTCGGGTAGCATCCCTTGGCAAGTCAGATCCCAAGAATATCTCTAGTAGATTCCGTGAAGGTTGGGAGCCTGTTGGCATTGCGGAGCAACCTAAATTTAGACTGCTAGTTGATCCTGATAGTCGTTTTAAAGACGGTATTGAGATTGACGGGTTATTACTCTGTAAGACTCCTGAAGAGTTTGTTAAGCAGGCAAATGAATTCTATGCCAAGCAGACACATGCTCAGACGCAGGCTGTAGATAATAGCCTTATGCGCCAAAGTGATCCGCGTATGCCAATCTTTAACGAGAGGAAGACTACAACGACCTTTGGAAAAGGTTCTTTCTAATTTGGAGATTTAAATGGCTTTTCCTACAGTATCAGCCCCCTACGGGCTAAAGCCAATCAATCTGATTGGCGGACAGGTATTTGCGGGTTCTACTCGTCAAATTCCTATCCAGTACGGATATGCAACAAACATCTACTACGGTGACTTTGTTAATATCTCTTTGAACGGTACCGTTACACGTATGACTGTTACTACTGGTGCTGGAAGCACTACCGGTGGTGCTGGCTACGGTATGGTTGGTATCTTCCTTGGCTGTTCTTACACAAACCCAACAACTAAGCAAAAACTATTTAGCCAATACTGGCCCGGTGGTACTCTTGCTGGTGACGCGTTTGCTGTTGTTACAGACGATCCTGATACAGTGTTCAGAACAGCTGTTGTTAGCTCACAAGGCGGCACAACTATCGCTTCTGCTTCTACTGCGTTTATCGGTCAAAACTTGTCAGTTTCTAACTTGGCTGGTTCTACCGCTACAGGTAACTCTAAGAACGCTGCATTGACATCTGCATCATTGCCTTCAGCTTCTAACACAGCAATGCCTTTGCGTGTTATTGACTTGGCTCGTGAGACAGCTGTTGCTACTTCTGGTACTAACGGCGCATCTGCATGTACTAGCACAACGCTAACTTTAGCTTCTGCTGTTACTACTTTTGCTGCTGGATATTCTAATATCCCAGTCGGTACTGAAGTTGGCTACCTTGACTCCAACGGGTTTGTTGTATTCTCTGGTTCTTACGTTGCTTCTGCTTACACAAGCGGTACTAGCGTAACATTGAATGCAGCCCCAGGTGGAGCAGTAGCTTCAATCCCAGCAAACGCTACTGTTGTATTTACTTGCTATCCTGAAGTATTGGTGAAAATCAACTTCGGTTTACATGAGTATTACAACAATACACCCAATGCCTCAATCTAAGGAGTAACATAAATGGCTATTTCACGCGCACAACTATTGAAAGAGCTGCTCCCAGGCTTGAACGCATTGTTCGGTTTAGAGTATGCACGTTACGGCGAAGAGCACAAAGAGATCTACGAAACAGAGACCTCAGAGCGTTCTTTCGAAGAGGAAACCAAACTGTCAGGATTCTCTGCAGCACCAGTCAAGGGTGAGGGCAATGCCATCGCTTATGACAATGCGCAAGAAGCATGGACAGCTCGCTATAACCACGAGACTATCGCATTAGGGTTCTCCCTAACCGAAGAGGCTATTGAAGATAACTTGTATGACTCTTTGTCTGCACGTTATACAAAAGGTCTAGCTCGTGCTATGGCTTACACCAAACAAGTAAAAGCAGCTTCCGTTCTCAACAACGGCTTCAACGCTTCTTACGTTGGTGGTGATGGCGTTTCTCTGTTCAACACAGCTCACCCACTAATCAACGGTGGAACAAACGGCAACACTCCTTCTACTCCTGCTGACTTGAACGAAACTGCCCTTGAAAATGCAGTTATCCAGATCGCAGCTTGGACAGATGAGCGTGGTCTTTTGATCGCAGCTAAGCCCAAGAAGTTGATTATTCCTCCAGCATTGCAATTCGTTTCTACTCGTTTGTTAGAGACAAAACTGCGCGTTGGTACGACTAACAACGACATTAACGCTATCGAGAACAATGGTTCTATCCCAGAGGGTTACACCGTTAATCACTTCTTGACAGCGCCAAATGCTTGGTTCTTAACAACTGACGTACCTAACGGTCTCAAGCACTTCGTTCGTGTTCCTTTACAGAACTCAATGGACGGTGATTTTGATACAGGTAACGTACGTTACAAGTCAAGAGAGCGTTATTCTTTCGGATGGTCTGATCCACTCGGAGTTTACGGTTCTTACTAAAAATATGGGGGCTTCGGCCCCCTATTTTTGTTGACTTTTTAATTTTTTGGTGTATATTTCAGTTATCTGGGAATTCGCTCTTGTTGCCACTGGCCCAGCAGACGATGCAACGATCGACAAGAGAACTTTTGCATAAGGAAACTTATTATGGGACGCAGTACGTATGAAGGCCCGATTCTATCGGGTGATAATAGATTTGGACCTCTTCGTGACGTTGGTTACACAGAGCTTATTCAAACAGCCTACATTGACTTTGCTGTAACAACTGGAAACGGTACTGCTGGCTACGCTGGTAGCTCTGGACAGTTTGTTTCATCTAACGGCACTCCTAACTTGAATGCCCAGTTATTTACACCAAGTTCTGCATTCAGCACAGCTGGACCAACAACTGCGACACCAACAGCAGATACTACATCTAACATCTATCGCGGTGTAATTATGTATTTGCCAATCAATAGTCAAATTATTGATGTTATTGTTGATATGCCTACAATCCTTACGATTTCTGGCGGTACATTTACTGGTACAAACGTATATGTTTCTAACAATACAACAGCAGCTGCTGGTACACCAACGTACGCATCTTCAGCAATTGGTACATCAACAGCAGGTACAGCTGGACGTCAAACAGTAGCTTATTCAGCAACTCAGTTGAATAACATGCAAGCTACAACTTCTGATATTCAGAATCCTAACATTGGACAGAATCCTAGTTTCTTGTCTCAGTTGGTCTGGACACTGAGTATTGCAGGCTCATCTTTAGCCTCTCCTACTGCTGGACAGTTTGGCTTTACCGTACGTTACAGACAATACGATCCTAACATCGGTACATCCACAACTTACCCATACGGTAACTTCGACTAATAGCTAGGGGGGCATTGTCCCCCCTTCTTTCGATTTAATAGGGGTTTATATGGGTTTGTCATTACGCAATTATTTCTTTTCTAAATCAGGAAATGTCAATACCAACGCCATTGGCTTTGCCAATCAAGGCGTACAAACGCCCACGATGGATTGGGAAGGTATTGATGGATCAGCGCAGTTTATTGCGCCTCAACGCCTGCGTGACGTTGTTGGTAAGTTAAAAATATCTCAATCACAAAATATTTACGACGCTGACTTTGAGTACGGCGTGCAGCCTCTTCGCTGGGAAAACGTTATTCAAAACGTATCTGGACAAGCTTATATCGTTCAGAATCCTGGCCTTGGTGGCGTATCTATGAACATTGGTGGGGGCAATTCACCAGGAGATGTTACGATTCGTCAAAGTCGTCCATACCATCGCTATCAGCCTGGTAAGACTTTTTACATGGCATCTAACGTTAACTTCGGTGCTTCTGTAACTGGACAGTATCAGCGTGTTGGTATCTTTGATGATTCCAACGGTATCTTTTTCATGCAGTATGGCGCTACATCAGTAAATAATCCTTACGCGATGTATGTTGTTATACGTTCTGATTCTGGGGGCTTGCCCGTAGATACAGTATTTGATGCATCTGTCTGGAACGGAAACAAGCAAATTCGTGATGCCCTGGACTGGACTAAAGTCCAAATGATCTGGATGGAATATGCGTGGTATGGTGCAGGTGCTTTGCGTTGGGGAGTAGTTCTTAACGGTGAGCCTTATATTCTCCATCAGGTAGGCGCAGGTAACGGTATCTATACTGGCAACCCACAAACTACTCCTTGGAGCCGTACAGGTAATTTGCCTGTTCGCTACGAGCAAAGAGATACAGGTAGTGCGACATCTTCATTAATGACTCACTATGGTGTGTCTGTATTGATTGAAGGTTCAATTGATAGACAACGTGGATTTACCTATTCATATGGTAATGATGCTAAGACTCAAAACCGTGCGCCTTCCTCTGCTATCGTTCGTTATCCAGCTATGTCATTCCGTATGAGAGCTGTTGGCTCTGATATTTTTGATCAGACTAATGCGGCTTGTACGGGCGGTTCAGCACAGACTTTAACAATTAGCGCGGCTACTCCTGCTATATCTTCTGTGGTTGGTCAGCCTAATAGCGGTCAAGCTTTGGTTACATTTGCATCTGCTCATGGCTATGCGGTGACTAATACAGCTAACGCTAACAGCCCAGCTCAGTATGTAACTCTTAGTTCATTTACTGAAACAGCTACGATTGCTACAGGTAACTATGCGTTCTCTGGAACAACTTTGACTGTAACTACAGCAGTTGCTACAGGCGCTCTCCAGCCTGGACAAGTATTGTCCGGTACAGGTGTTACAGGAACACCAACTATTGTTGCTCAGTTAACTGCCACAAGTTCTGCTGTTGGGTCACAAGCCTTTGCAAGTGGTGGAGCAGTAGGCTCAAGCGTAGTAGTATTGGCGGTAGGTACATCATTTGCTGTTGGTCAGTTATTTGCTGGTACAGGAGTTCCTGCTACTACGTTTATTACTGGGGTTAACGGGGCTACGATTACGCTTAATAAGGCGTTTACAGCTCAAGCAGCCGGAACATACAACTCTTACGCTCCAGGCGGTTTAGGTACTTACCAAGTTAGCTCTACACAGACTACAGGCACAGGTACTCTTACTGCTACATCAACTTACGCGGCACAAACTTGGTTAATCCAAAACGTGCCCACAACAACCACCATGATCCTACCAATTCAATTGGTAAATGGTGCGACACTCACATCTACGCCTACAGCTACATACTGGGGCGCAAATCAATGGGTCGGTAAGTTTGTGTACTACCAAGCTAGTTTGCCGTCTATCAGCGGTATTACTAACCCAGCTAGTTCAACAGTTGCAGGTTTAACACAGTACTCATCTACTATTACATTTAGTGCTGCTCACGGACTAAAACAAGGCGATGTAATTATCATTAGCGGAGCAACCCCATCTGCAATGAATGGTACTTTCTCTGTAAGTATTCCAGCAACTAATCCAACTACTACAGTTTCAGTTGTATGGGGTAACGTAAACCCAACAAACTACACTTCTGGCGCTAGTGCTGTGTCTCCATACACAGGACGTATTACATCCAATACAACAAGCGCATTAACATTTGGTGATGTAGTAACTGGTTTACCATTAATGAATGGACCATCTTCTGGCAATAGCTATCAGATTGGTTTGATTGATCGCGGTCAATTATTGCCACAGACTCTTTTGTTGAATTCTTCACAAACTTGTTTGGTTGAATTGATTGCTTCTACACCTACAAACCAAGTGTCTTTAACTGGCGCAAGCTTTGTTCCTTTAAATCAATTGGGTTCATACAACTCATTTGCTGAGCAGGATTTAAGTTCTACAGCAATGTCTGGTGGTGAGGTTGTATACGCATTCTCTACTCCACCTAACGGTCTACAACAACTTGACTTAACTAATTTCTTCCCTGTGCTCACCAACGTTAGGGGTAACGTAGCGGACATTTTGACTGTTGCAGTTACTTGTGCAAATAGCAGCGGCGTGACACTTCAGGTAAACGTAGTTTGTCAAGAGGCAATGGCATAATGGCGAAATCACCAGCATGGCAGAGAAAAGAAGGCAAGAACCCGAATGGGGGTCTGAACGCGAAAGGTCGCGCTTCCGCGAAGAAAGAAGGGCACAACTTGAAACCGCCGCAACCAGAAGGCGGATCAAGGAAAGATTCTTTTTGCGCGAGAATGAGTGGGATGAAGAAGAAGCTTACATCCGCAAAAACAGCAAACGATCCAGATAGTCGGATTAACAAAAGTCTGAGAGCATGGAACTGTGCTGAAGGCGGATACATAAAAGCAGCGGATGGTATTGCAGAGCGCGGACATACTAAAGGCAGGTACATGTAATGGCAGAAGAAAAATCAAAGTCTAAACGTATTGATGTTCCTGAGAATACTAAGACATTATTACCTGCTTCTGGTTCTAAACTAAGTGGTGGTTTGCCTCCTGCTGAAGACCCATCACTTCTTAGGAAAGACAAATCAATATCTGTTAGTATGTCTCCTGAAGGAGTTATAAGCGGAACTTTGCCAGGCATAGGAAAGAAAAAAGGCGGCAAAATAAAATCAGCTTCGTCTCGCGCAGATGGAATTGCTTCTAAAGGCCATACCAAAGGTAGATATTTATAATGAGTCAAGAGATAATGATGTTGTGGAACTCTGTGTTGTCAATATTATTGGCAATCATAGGGTTTTTCCTTAAAGAAAAGTTTTCTGAAGTCAAGCGACTTGACATATTGCTTAACAAAACTAGAGAGGAGAACGCACGTGAGTACGTCACCCAAGCAGAACTTAATCGTCTTACTGACCACTTTGACCAGCGCTTTAACAAACTTGAAGCAAAAATTGATCAACTTATTCAGCAAAAAGCATAATGCCTAGCACAAGTAAAAAACAGCATAATCTTATGGAAGCGGTGGCTCACAATCCATCGTTTGCCAAAAAGGTAGGTATCCCGCAATCTGTGGGAAAAGACTTCAGCAATGCCGATAAAGGCAAAAAATTCTCAAAAGGTGGTGATACTATGGCAATGGATCCAAAAAAGATGGCTGCTATGGCAGCTATGAAAAAAGCTCAACCAGCTCCAGCTGCTCCTGCAATGGGCGGTATGGGTGGTATGAAAAAAGGCGGGGCAACCAAAAAGATGGCTGCTGGTGGTAAAGCCGAGACAATGGGACCACGTACTATGAAAGAAGACGTAGAAAAGGGTTCTAATAAGGATAAAAAATTTGGTGAGCATGGCATTCAAAAGCGCGGGCACACCAAAGATATCGAAGAAAAAATGAAGGGTTCTACCACAGGCATGAAAAAAGGTGGTATGACTAAAAAGTACGCTAAAGGCGGAACAATCATTGGCGAGACCCAAGGTTCAGAAGGTCTGAAAAAAGGTAACAAAGGTTTTGGTCAACATGCTATCCAGAAAAAAGGCATGACCAAAGGCAGATACATGTAAGGAATAGACATGAAAAAAGCTAAACGTTATAACGGAGAAAATGAGAGCTTAATCGAAGACGAAAGTGACCGTGGTTCGATGACTGCGGATCAGCAAGCTAACTCTGACGCCACTAATGCTGCCGCAAAAGCCGCAGCTCCTAAACCCGCTATTGTTACAAAAGAACAATTAGCCGCTTCTCCTTATGATAATCTTCGTGATTATTTAAATGCTCAGCAAGGTTTAAAGCGTAGGGATGGAAGTGCTCCTAGCAAATCAACCCCTAAAGCTGAAACTCCAGCTCCTAAAGCAGAAGCTAAGCCTACGCCTAAAGCAGAAGCTCCAGCTCCTAAAGCTGAAACTAAAGCTGATACAGCGCCTAAATCAACAGGTACTTATCGCGATATATCTGGTAAAGTCAGATCAAAAACTGATGATGGAGAATCAGAGCGAGCAGCTAACCGTTCTAAGCTTGCTGAAGTATTTTCATCGGGCAAAAAGTTCCGTGAGATGCTAGGCTCAAAATATAAGTCAGGCGGTTCTGTATCCAGTCGTGGAGACGGTATTGCCCAACGTGGTAAAACCAAAGGTAGATTTTGTTAAGGAGATATTATGAAGAATGATCACCCACCACTCATGAAAGAGTCAAGCCCACCACATACACATAACGTGCATATGATGGAAAATTTGGAAGAAGGTGACCACAAGCATCACCACAAGATGTACGGCGAACACGCTGCTGGGCACAAAAAGCACCATGAGCATGTTAAAGCCATGTGCGGTGGCGGAATGGCTCACGGCAAAAAATGAGATCCAGCCGTGGAATGGGGGCAATAGCTCCTTCCAAAATGCCTAAACCTAAAACGGTTGTTCGTAAGGACAATCCGAATGATGTCGAGGTTTACAAAAAAGGCGGCAAGATTAAACGATATGATTCAGGTAGTACCGTCATTGGCGATCCAATGCTTGAATTAAGAGATGAATCTACTGAGTTAAATCAATTAACTGAAGGTAGTAAAAAGGGCGGAAAGATTGGGCTTTATGCCAATATTCATGCAAAGCAGGAACGGATAAAACACGGCTCTGGTGAGCATATGAGAAAAGTTGGTAGCAAAGGTGCTCCCAGTAAAGAAGATTTTATTCAGTCAGCTAAAACTAGGAAGAAAAAATGAACTTAAAAGCTTTAGAAGATAACGCGGAACATTTGTTTAAACTTGTTAAACACATGGTTCAAGTTGAGACAAACATGAATGGTGTAGCACACCATATCACCCAAGAATTACACGATATATTAGAAGCCCATGTCAATCCTCCTGTGGCTGCGGTGGTTGCTGATCCTACTCCTGTTCCTGCACCTGTTGTGGAAGCGCCTGTTGCTGCCGAAGCTCCTACTCCTGCTCCAGTGGTTGACGAGCCTGTGACACTTGCTGATAAACAATCTGCAGCTAATAAAGCTAATTAATAATGGCTTATACTTCCGGCACAGCTTCCTTTACGCCGGCTCTTACTGAGCTGGTGGAGGAGGCGTTTGAGCGTGCTGGGATTGAGATTCGTACTGGTTATGAGTTTCGTACAGCAACAAGATCATTAAACTTACTAACCATTGAGTGGGCGAATCGCGGAATTAACCTCTGGACAATCCAAGAGGGCACGATTCTTTTGAATAGTAACCAAGCTATTTACCCGCTACCATCAGATACGATTGACTTACTTGACCATGTTGTCAGACAAAATAATGCAACAGCGAGTACACAGACTGATATCAACATCACGCGGATATCTGAATCTACCTACTCCACAATACCGAACAAGCTCACAACGGGTAGACCTATCCAGGTCTGGATTAACCGCCAAACAGCACAGACAAACACAACCAGCATAACTGTAGCTAGTAATGTTTTAGCGACAGATACATCTATTGTGCTCAGTAGCGTAGTGGGATTAGCTACTACAGGGTTTATACAAATAGACAGCGAAACTATAAGCTACACCAACGTTATAGGGAATACCCTAACTAATTGTTGGAGAGGACAGAACGGCACAACTGCGGCTACTCATAATGCTGGCGCTGCAATTATTCAGTTAAATCTTCCTTGTATTAACGTTTGGCCTACCCCAGATGCGGGGGGTAACTACTCATTTATTTATTGGCGCTTGCGTAGATTGCAGGACGCTGGTACAGGCGTGAACATAGAAGATATTCCATTTAGGCTTATACCTTGCTTGGTAGCTGGGCTTGCTTATTACGTATATGTAAAGCAACCTAATATCGACCAGAACCGAATGATGATGCTTAAAGCAGATTATGAACAACAGTGGCTCCTTGCATCTCAGGAAGACCGAGACAAAGCCGCAGATCGTTACGTACCACGACAGCTATTCTATTGAGGTGCTTAAATGCCAACCAAATATGCTTCTGGTAAATATGCGATTGCCGAATGCGACAGGTGCGGTCAGCGTTATAAATTAAAAGAGCTTAAAAAAGAAGTCATTAAGACTAAGCTTTATTCCATTAAAGTTTGCCAATCTTGCTGGGATCCTGATCACCCACAGCTTCAGCTTGGTATGTATCCTGTCAATGACCCACAAGCGGTCAGAGAACCAAGACCTGATACAAGCTATCAGGTGTCAGGTAACAGCGGGGTACAAACCTCAAACAGTGGATCTACGGCAGATACGGGCGTAGGATTTCCCGAGGCGGGAAGCAGGATTATCCAATGGGGTTGGAACCCTGTTGGCGGTTCGCAAGCAAATGATGCATACTTGACACCAAACAATTTAGTGTTGAGTGTTCAGTTAGGTACGGTTACAATTGCCACTACTTAGGAGAAGATTATGGCTAAGAAAGAAATGGATAATGATTTGGCTCAAGATAAAGCCATGATCAAAAAAGCTTTTAAAGAACATGATGCTCAAGAGCATCCTGGTAAACATACCAAAATTACCTTGAAAAAAGGCGGTATGGCTATGAAAAAAATGGCTAAAGGCGGTGTTACTACTGACCAAAGAAAAGCTATTGGACGTAACTTGGCTCGTGTTGCTAATCAAGGGGGCAAAAAATAATGGCTAAGAATATACCCGCAACTAAAAAAGATAGCCCAGCTATTCGTACTGGCAAAGGTAAGTTTGATGGCCCAGCTGCAGAGTATGCGCCTCCTCATACAATGTCAGATAAAAGATTTGCTGTTGATGCTATCGAGAAAAACCCTAATGATCCAATGATTGGACTGAAGGTATCAATGCCAACTCGTGAAAACTGGACGCCTCTTAATGGCACAGTTTCTATCGGCAATATGAATGAAATTAAAACCGATGGTATTAAAATGCGTGGCGCAGGCGCTGCCGAGCGCGGCGTAATATCTAGGGGACCAATGGCGTGACCTATACTGAATTAGTAACTGCGATACAGGGATATACTGAAAATCAGTTTCCCCCAGTTTATCTTGCCGATGGTACGACTGAGTCAACTACGACTCAGATTAATCGTTTCATTGAGCAGGCTGAGCAGCGCATTTACAACACGATTCAGTTCCCTAGTCTTCGCGCTAATTCATACGGTACACTTACTTCGGGTAATGCATATTTATCTTGCCCTAATGATTTTTTATCTGTTTATTCATTAGCTGTTATTCAAAACGCTACATTTTCTAATGGTGTTATTACAGGTGGTACGTATACGTATTTACTTAATAAAGACGTTAACTATATTAGACAAGCATTTCCAACAGTAGGATCAGCTTATAACGCTTTACCACAATATTATGCTTTGTTTGGACCTCAATATGGCGCAGTTAATGAATTATCATTTATGTTAGGCCCTACCCCAGATTCTGCATATTCAGTTGAACTCCATTACTATTACTATCCACCCACAATTATTCAAGGCGCTGTATCAGGGCTTACTATTGTTACATCTGGATCAGGGTATACCAATGGTACATACTATGATGTTCCTCTAAACGGGGGAAATGGAAATTCTGCTATTGCGACCATAGTAGTATCAGGCGGCGCGGTAACTTCTATTACACCTACAAGTGGCGGGGCTTTATATTCCGTTGGCGATATTTTGACTGCGCCTACAACAATTGGCTCTAGTGGTATGGGATTTACTTGTGTTGTTTCATCTGTTTCTAATAGCACAGGACATACATGGCTTGGCGATAATTATGATAATGTACTTTTATACGGTTGTTTAGTTGAAGCATACACCTTCATGAAAGGTGAGCAAGATATTATTCTGTTGTACGATACAAAATACAAAGAAGCTGTTGGTGAAGCTAAGCGTTTGGGCGATGCATTAGAAAGACAAGATGCATACAGATCTGGTCAGTACAGACAGGCGGTGACCTAATGGCTTTTACAGGAAATTGGACATGTAATACGTTTAAGCAAGGCGCTGTTGATGGGACTTTCAACTTCGGTCCTGGGACAACCCAAACGTTTTATATTGCACTTTATACAAATGCAGCTACGCTTAATCAGGCAACAACTGCATACACTTCTGCTGGTGAGACATCTGGGACTGGGTATACGGCTGGCGGTCAGCTTTTGACTATTAGCCAAGTGCCTACGATAGATACTTCAAACAATGTTGTGTACTGGTCATTTGCAAATGCATCATGGGCAGGGGCAATTTCTGCAAGAGGGGCTTTGATCTATTTGAATAACGGCACAACAAACCCAGCTGTTTGTGTGCTTGACTTTGGTAGTACAAAGCAGTCTGTTGTTTCCTTCACGGTGCAATTTCCGATTGCATCTAGTACTTCTGCAATTTTAAGATTGGGGTAAAAAATGACTAACGAAATTTCAAACTTTGGCGACCGCGCCGAAATTAGTTTACAAACTAAAGCATCCGTACCAGAAGGTATGGGTATTGAAGGTTGGTATCATGTTGTTTGCCATGATAAAGATGGTAACTTTAAGTGGGAAGAAAAATGTCCTAACTTAGTCGTAGCTGTCGGCAAACAATTGATGCTTGATACTTTATTATCTGGTTCCGCGTACACAACAGTTGGACCTTATCTTGGTTTGACTAATGCGTCTATAACACCTGCTGCAACAGATACCATGACAACATTAGTTGGTGGTAGTAAAGAGTTTACAAATTACACTGTAGGCGGTTCCGCTGTGCGCGGTACATTGAGTTTCAGTGCGGCAACTTCTACAGGTTCAACACCATCAAACGTAACTTCTAAAACAGCTAGTGCCGTAACATATACAATTACAAGCACTGGTGGTACAGTTTATGGATGTTTCTTAGTTACAGGTACAGGCGCAGTAAACACACAAAGTTCTACAGCAGGCACGTTGTATTCAGAAAGCAATTTCACTACATCTAAAAACACAACTGCAGGTGACACAGTATCAGTAACGTATAGTACAACTGCTACTTCTTAAGGAGTCTTAAATGGCTCTTCAACTATTTGACAGAGTTCAAGCATCAGCAACGGCTAACACAACAATTAGTTTTACGTTGGGATCTGCTACGACTGGTTATCAAGGATTTTCAGTTCTAACTAATGGTAATACAACTTACTACGTTGGAACTGATGCTTCTAATAACTGGGAAGTAGGGCTTGGCACATACAACTCCACTGGTCCACTACTAACGCGTACTACTATATACGCTTCAAGTAATTCAGGTTCAGCTGTTACATTTAGTGGAACAGTTACTGTATCTATTACTTATCCTGCAGAATATGCGGTATACCAAAATATGCCTAGTATTCAATTTGGTTCGCTAGGCGTTGGTACAGCCGCTTCTGGGACTACTGGTGAAATTCGCGCAACAAATAACGTCACAGCTTTTTATTCATCTGACATCAAGTTTAAAGAAAATGTTCAGCCCATCACTGATGCTTTAAATATTGTTAAAGAAATTGGCGCGGATCATTTTGATTGGACTGATGCATATATTGAAACACATGGTGGTATAGATAATTACTTCTTGCAAAAGTCCGACTTTGGTGTTATTGCACAAAAGGTACAAAAGGTTTTTCCTAAAGCTGTTCGCGTTCGTGAAGATGGATCATTAGCAGTTGACTATGAAAAATTAGGCGTCTTAGCTTTTCCTGCAATACTTGAATTATTAGCGCGTGTTGAGGCTTTAGAAAATAAAGGTGGTTAACAATGTTTTTTGGAGTAACCGCCTTTGCTCAAATACCGTTTACAAGTTTGGCGGGGAATCTCTTTGCATTTACAGTTACTGAAAATCTACAACCAGCAGATTCAAGCACTCAAGTAGCCGCATATACACCATCTATTGCTGAAAATTTTGCCCCCGCAGATTCCAGTACGCAAGCACTTACCTATCAAGGTATATTTATAACTGAAGTATTTACAGCAACTGATACTAATTCTGAAATAGATGTTTATTATTTTGGTATTGTAGAAGGTGTTAATCAAGCAGATACTCCAACAATTGCAGCACAATTTAAATCTAGTGCAACTGAAAACTTTGGTATGGCTGAAGTACTTGTAGGCGGTTTGCAATATTTATATACAATTACAGAAAATTTTGGGTCTAATACAAATATCACAACTACTTTTGTGGGTTTCTTATCAACTACAGAAACAACTACGGCAAATGATACACAAATAGTAAATGCGGGTTTTCAAGAAATTATTGTAGAGTCTACAGTAAATATATCAGATTCACAGAATTTAATATCTTGGATAAAAATTAACAATACCCAACCTACATCTTGGGTCGCTATAAATAATGCTCAATAAGGAATAAACATGTCAAGTACATATTCAACAGATTTAAGAATTCAATTAATGGGTACAGGCGATCAAGCAGGTACTTGGGGCGCAACTACAAATAATAACTTTCAATATATTTTTGAACAAGCTATTGCTGGATTACAAACTGTATCCGTTACTGCTACGTCCCAAGCGCTAACATATTTAAATGGAGCCACTTCTACGCTTGCTAATAACCAAGCTATTTGTGCGGCGCTTATATTAACTAATGGTGGGGTAAACGCTAACTTTACTATAACAACACCAAGCGGTTCTCAAAAAACTTATATTATTTTTAATAATACTACTTATACAGCAACTATACAAGTGACTGGCTCATCAGGTAGTACTGTAGCAATTCCCGCTGGTATAACAACTACTGTATTTACAGATGGTACAAACTTTTATTCAGCTAATACAGGTGTTGCAGGGTCTTACACAATAGGTAGCAATCTTACAGTTAATGGCGCAATTACAGCTACAGGAAACATTACTGGTTTCTATTCATCTGATGCTAAGTTTAAAGAAAATATTCAACCAATTGAAAACGCATTAGATACCGTGCGTAGTATTGGCGGAGATACTTTTGATTGGACGGATGAGTGGCTCGAAGAACAAGGTGGGGAAGATGATTATTTTTATCAAAAATCTGACTTTGGTGTAGTTGCTCAAAAAGTTCAAAAAGTATTTCCAAGAGCTGTTAGAACTAGACCTGATGGCAGTCTAGCAGTAGACTATGAAAAGTTGTCGGCTTTAGCATTTGCTGCTATTGACGATTTGGCTAAACAAGTTGAAGAATTAAAACTTCTAATTAAGGAGTAAAAATGGCAACACCAATTACAGGCGCCATAGGCGTATCTTGCATTAATACACTTTTTGGTAGATCTTCTACTGCACAGTTTAGTTTTAATGATTCAACGTATAAACAATTAATTTGTGCGGGTTCTTGTGCCTGTCTTTGTATAAACAAAGCCCATGCTTCTGCATACATTAATTCAACGACAACCACTGTTAATATAGCAACAGGACTATTTAGTTCGCCCTCTACAGCAACTACGTATAGAGTACTACTTGGTTCAAGCGCAATTGTTGGATCTTCTAGTACAGGTAGCTATGCTTTAGATACAGGTCAATTGCCATCTGGGTCAACTCTTGTTATAAATAACTATGGCGCTATACAAGGAGCCGGTGGCGCAGCTAATAGCGGATCTGGTGGACCTGCTTTGCGTTCTAATTACTCCAACCAAACTGTGACAATAAACAATAAATCTGGTGCTTACATCCAAGCAGGGGGTGGAGGGGGAGGACAGGGCGGTACTGGAGGTACAGGCGGTAGAGGTGGACAAGGTCGTTATCAATCTGGTAATACACCGACTTATTCTTATGTGTATAACTATAGCATAATATTCCCAGATTATTATGTTTATGTTTCTTTTAATTGCGCCTGGGTTGCTCTTTGGAATAATAGTTACGTTAACCCCGCATCAACTGGACCAGTATGCGGCTATTATGATCATGGTAATGCCCCAACTGGACACACATGGAGTAAGGGCGGAAGTTGTTACATAACAGGATCATTAGTATGTCATAGTTCTGGATATTGTTGCGGTGCTTACTGTAATAAATACTATCAAATAGGTCAATTACAACATACTGGATGTACTCCTGTATATACATATACTTGCGGAGGTGCAGGTGGCGGCGGTGGATCAGGAGGAGCAGGTGGTGTAGGTCAAGGCTATGGTCAATCTGCTGGGTCTGGCGCGTCTGGTTCTGGTGGTTCATCTGGCGCTGGTGGTGGCACTAACGCGGGATCTGGCGGTACTGGGGGAACAGGCGGCTCAGGTGGAGCAGGTGGTGCTTTTGGTGTTGCAGGAAGCTCTGGTTCTTCAGGAAATACTGGCGCCACAGGCAACAACGGAAATTATACTGGTGGTTCTGGCGGATCATCTGGTTTTGGCGGATCATCTGGAGGAGGCGCGGGTAATTATTTAGTTAAAGGATCATCCACGACTACAATTAATAATAGTGGTACAGTATCGGGTGGATT